AGCGGAGCTTCGCCAGCCTTCAGGTCGTTCAAATACTCTTCCATCGTGTCTGGCGTCAAAATCTTCCATTCCACCGGCATACTCTTGATTCTGGGCGGCAATGGCGGGTGATACAGCGGAGCCGGTTTCTCGATGGTCACCACCTCCACGGGCCGCACCTCCGGCGGACGAAATGCCGTGGTACAACCGCTGCAAATGACCAGCAGAACCAAAGCCAAGACTTTCATGTTTAACCTTCCGTTTCTGCATCAAACTGACTCGGGTTCGTTAAATCTTCAAGTTCCTTGAAAACGGCTGCCGTACCACGATTGACAACTTTCTCTATCAATCCCGGCTTACGCAAAGACAGCATATTGAGATCGTGACGAGCAAATTTCTCGCGTAATTCATCGATCTTCTCGGTTGCCTGGTTGTTAGCCATCGTCAATAATTCAATACGAGCATCTGATGTCTTCTTGTTTTCAACCGCTTTTTCGATCTGCTCGTTCTGGGTTTGAACCGCGTTTTCAAGACGTAACTGATTATCCATTGCTGTTTGCAACTGCGTTGCCATCGCCATCTTCTCGGCTTCTGACTTGTCGTAGTAGAGCTTAAAAGCTCCCGACAACATGACTAAAGCAATTCCTAACGCAATGGACAATTTGAATCCCATTGTCTAACCGCTCTTTTCTTTTGCCTTCCCAATATTCAGGGCTAAAACATCGATCAGCTTATACAATTTGCCAATCCACACGTCATCTTTAGGCGTTGGCGTCACAGCCGCAATAAAGCTGGCACAACACACAATCCCTGTCACAACCGATACCAACGTAATGATTAAATCAAACATCGCTCACCTCTTAGTTAACAGTTTTCTTGTCGCTTTCTTCAACATTCCAAACATTCAGATTGGCCGCCACCGTGCGGCGCTCACCATCGCCTTCAAACGGATAGACCATGTGCTGCAACCAGCTTGGAAACATCAAGAACTTACCCACTTCAGGCTTGATCACAAACGACTGAGGAGGCCGTAACCGCTCCACATCAATCACGGAATTGATCCCGTAATTAAACGCCAGACATCCATCGGCATTTCCGCTGGAGTTATACAGCGAATACTCCGGGCTTCCGGCTGTCGGCTGATCCAGTATCTGCTGCGGCACCTTGGTCCATGAAGTCGTAGAAATGCCTGTAATTGTCTTGGTGCCATGATCATGGATCGGGTTGTAGTCACGTTCGTAACTATGCACTGACCACAACTCATCAATATCTATTTGACGATCACTGGTCGCTTGATTGCCTGTGATGTTGTTGAAGTGCTTCAGATAATCTATAGCCAAAATAGCCGCCATCTGGCAATATTCAGCCAGCCGCTCGTCGGTATGATCCATCGTCAGTTGCTGCCCGTGACCAATCTGCCCCACCAGCGTACCGGCGTGAGAAATTCGATCCTGCTTCTCCATCAACTCATCCAAGTAAGCATTGAGTCCCGTGACCATGCCGTCTGGCATCCATGCCTCTAACAGAAAGACGGATGGCAGCGTGTGTAATTCGTATTCCTGCTCCATCACGACGGGATCGAAAAGCTCTCATCAGCGGTCGGGGGAACCACAGGACTGGTAATCACCGAATCCACCTGACTGGCAAACACCGTATCCCAATGCGCGATTGGCATCAAAGCCTCAATCTCGCTCTTGGTCCATGAGCCTTTCGCTTTCTTGGCAAAGTTCACCGTACCGTCAGAATCTGTCGCTTCTACACTTGTCGAAAACGTCGAAGTGTAATACGTCGCATCGCCTTCACTGTCGTTCTCGTAAGTCGCAGATACATCCCATTTCTGAACCTTACTGCTCTTGCTGTAAGGGATAGCTTTTAACGTCTTTGTTACCGCCATAAGGGTCTCCTCTAACTATCACACTTCTTATGTGATTTATTTTCCAGTTCCTCAACCTTTGCTGAAAGTTCCTGAACTGCATTAACTAACATCGGAACTAAAGCCCCATCTCCGATATTTTGCACTCCACCGTCATCAACCCACATCTCAAAACCTGCTTTTATTTCCGGGTGATTATCAATCACTGCTTTAACTTCCTGAGCTACAAACCCGTGATTAACTGTCCCATAATCATGTCCACGACACGGTTCATCAGACCCTTCTTCATAAAATGGAAAATCCGATGGTACATCCTTGGCCTTCCTGAAATTATAAGTAACTGGCCGCAGATCGTTGATAAAAGATAATCCTGCCGCAGCAGTTTCAATATTCTCTTTCAATCGTTCATCCGAAGCCGCAGTCCAAGATGTTGTTGAACCATCCAAAGCTATAGACAGAGTTCCAGAAGACTGTCCAAACTTTACACTGTCATTGGCACCACTCGTTATGTTTCGGCCAATAACAATCTGACCCTCTGCGCCTGATGCACTAACATTCACGCTCTGACCAATCAATACGTTATAAGAACCAGTTGTTAAAGCCGCTCCTGTAGCCTGCCCCAAACTACAATTTGCATTACCTGTCGTCACAGCATCTAAAGCAGATTTACCTATGGCAGTATTATTACTTGCATCGCTATTTGCTGTTAGAGCACCATACCCAAAAGCGGAGTTGTTATCACCGGTTGCCAGTTTCAGGGCATCAAGTCCGACCGCTGTTCCATTCGTTCCGGTGGTCATTGAAGATAAAGCAGCCTGACCTACAGCTACATGACCCGAACCAGTAGTGACAGCACCCAAAGAACTCCGTCCGACTGCGACTAACTGCGTTCCCGTTGTGCAGGCATCCATCGATGACTCGCCAATAGCAACATTGCTACTGCCCTCGTTCACAAGCAAAGCGTGCTTACCTATAGCAACACAAGCCTCGCCTGTTGTCAGCGCACTAAGAGCCGACTTACCCATAGCAACATTATCAGCCCCCGTCGTGATGGCGTCACCTGCGTTGGCTCCAATAATAGTGTTTCCACTTGACGTTGTTGCCGCAGCACCAGCACTTTTACCGACAAATGTGTTTGATGCCCCCGTTGACAAGACCACCCCAGCAGAAGACCCGATAATCGTATTCGATGCGCCCGTGCTTACAGCCACACCTGCTTGGTAACCAACTGCTGTGTTGTCATTCGCGGTAGTGACTTTAAGTGCCTCAAAACCTACAGCCGTACCTGTCGTTCCGGTGGACATCGTAAGTAATGCTGAAGAACCCACTGCCGTATGACCTGATGCTGTACTGACAGCACGTCCGGACTTCAATCCGAGAAAAGTATTATTAGCCCCCGTCGTTACAGCTTCCCCGGAATAAGCTCCCACGGAGACATTACCGGCTCCTGTCGTATTAGCTGTTAGGGCATTCTTACCAACAGCCGTATTATCATCGGCTCCGCTGGCATCCAAAGCATAAGCTCCGACCGCTGTATTACCTCCTCCCGTGGCAACCAATAAAGCAGATGACCCTACTGCCGTGTTATCGCTGCCAGTTGTTACTGCACCTAATGCGTTATCACCAATCGCGACGTTATCAGACCCGGTGGTCATGGCGTCACCTGAATAAGCACCTACTGCGGTGTTATCAACTCCACTGGTAAGAGCAGTTAAACAATTTCTGCCAACAGCAACATTGTCGTCTGCTTCGGTGGCTGTGGACAACGCATTGTTTCCTATCGCAGTGTTGCCGGTTCCGGTGGTGTTGGCATTCATTGTGTTTCTGCCAAGCGCCGTGTTTCTGGCCCCGGTCGTATTCGATGCCAAACAATCATCGCCAACAGCGACCAATAAACTACCCGTGGTGTTGGCAAGCAAAGCATTTGACCCGACAGCGGTGTTCTGACTTGCCGTGGTGTTGGCTCCTAATGCGTTGTCACCTATGGCGGTGTTGTCGGAGCCTGTTGAGCTTGCGTCTAGGGCTTGATCTCCCACCGCAACATTGTCCGTGCCGGTGGTATTTGCTGCAAGGGCAGAATATCCAACCGCCACATTATTTGATGCCGTCGTGTTCGCTGTTAGAGCATTTCCGCCCACCGCAACATTATAAGAACCTGTCGTATTGGCATCTAAAGAATGATTGCCGACAGCAGCATTCATTGTTCCAGTTGATGTTAGAAGCAGTGCGTTTTGCCCAACTGCCGTATTAGAAGCTCCGGTGGTTACCGCGCTGCCAGCGTTTACACCAACGGCTGTGTTTCCATCCGCGGTCGTATTGGCATCTAAGGCGGCGGCACCAACAGCCGTATTTCCTGCACCTGTGCTGTTTACCAAAAAAGCACCTGACCCGACAGCCGTGTTACTGTCTGCCGTGGTAGTGGCCCCACCTGCGTTGTTTCCGATGAAGGTGTTGTCGGAACCTGTACTTACAGCGTCCCCAGCTGCATAGCCCACCGCCGTGTTGTCATCTCCCGTACTTATAGCTGTACCAGCTTCATCACCCACGACCACGTTGTAATTGCCGCCAGAGGCTATGCTGTTACCTGCGTTGACACCTGCTCTGAAGTTAGAGGTTCCGGCTGAAGCGGTGATGATGTCTGCGCCATCTGCATACGTTACGTCTGCGGCAAAATTTACGGCTCCGTCTACGTCTACGATATCTAGGTTGCTTGTGCCATCTATATCAATGTCGCCTGAGATATCTAGCGAAGCGCCTGTTAGGACTCCTGCAACAGCCAGCGTACTGGCCATGTCTACAGCGCCATCAATGTCTACGACATCTAGATTAGCGGTGCCATCCACGTCAATGTCGCCAGCAACGGTCAGCCCAGCAGCACCGACTAGCTTTAAGTCATCGGCAGATTCGTCCCAGAGCATGTATGCGCCTGAAGTAGCCCCGAAGAACTTAACGTCGTAGCCGGTGTCATCGATGCCAACGGTGATCGTTCCGCCTAACTCAAGGTCTTCTAAACACTCATAGACAATCGCTCCAGACCCTGCCCCATCTGTCGAAACGATTTTTACTTGCCCTGCCGCGATGATGACATTCGCTCCACTTCCTTGCGTAAAGGTCAGGGCGTAGCTTGTCGCGTTCCTAACAATCCATGTGTGGGATACCGTATTAGGGGCAAGCGTGACTGTGCAAGCCTGACCACCGCCCGTAAGTCGTAAAAACGTACAACGGAATCCGTCAGTAGCTCCGTCTGCCATTGTGATGGTGTGGGTTGAAGCATTTGCTATAACCTCTGTCCCTGCACCCATCGCTTCGCCTATAAGCTCGTACTGCGTATTTACGCTTGTGCCCCAAGTTCCCGACTCATCGCCGGTAGCGATTTCTTTTAATCTAAGATCATTTACATAAGTTGCCATTTTAAGCTACCTTTTTCCATTCAGGAGTCTGATCACTGTCTACCGAACTCCAGCTAGGTGTTTGTGACGTGGATACAGATGACCAGGAAGGGTCTTGAGTGGTCGAAACAGCAGACCAGCTTGGTGTTTGTGTTGTCGAAATTGCGCTCCAATTCGGCGTCTGATCCGTATCAACCACATCCCATATAAGAATTGAGGTGATTTCGCCGGTTGCAGCCACTCCCTCTGGCGTAACATCCGCTGAACCGGTTGCCGTAATCGATCCATTGACGATATCACCCACAAGGCCAGTAATCGCCACATTGGCAATGCCTGTCGCTGTAACCGAACTAACTGCCGATGTACCTGCAAGCCCCGTAAGCGCAATTGTCGTACCACCTGCGCCAACCACCGTACCGACAGCGCCAGTGCCCGCAAGGCCCGTAACCGATACATTAGATACTCCAGTCGGCGTAACCGAGCTAATCGCCCCCGTGCCTGCGAGACCAGTGAGAGCAGCATTGGCACCTCCCGTGGCAGTGAGCGAATCAACTGCCCCTGTACTGGTAACGCCTGTCGGGTAGACATTGGCATCGCCAGTGACGGTTTCCTCGCCCAACGCAACCGTGGATGCTGTGCCGCTGACGCCGGTAATGGCATAGCCTGACGCCAGCAACGTGCCAACCGCGCCCGTGCCTGCAAGGCCAGTAAGCGCAATTGTAGCGCCACCTGTAGCAACCGGCGTACCAACTGCACCTGTACCCGCAAGGCCCGTAACCGCAACATTGGCAATACCCGTGGCAACCAGCGTACCGACAGCGCCCGTACCTGCAAGACCAGTGATTGCGACATTTGCCGCAGCAGTGACACTAACCGAGTCAACTGCGCCGGTACCGGCAAGACCGGTAAGATCGACAGAAATCGGCTCACCCCAAGTGCCCGATCCCCATGTACTGCGACCCCAACCATTGATGTTTGCCACATTTGTCTCACTACGCGATACGGATCACCGCATTACTGGCGTCCGCCGTTGGGAACGTGATCGTGAAACTGCCTGCCGTGCTGGTTTTATTCCCACCAAAATCAAACACCGCCACCGCCGGATCACCCGATGCTGAATCATTAAAGATCATGCAGCCTCGCGCCGTAATCGTACAGGTGCCGAAAGTTAAATCGGCAAAGTCCGTAAACGCCGTGGTCCCCGACGTGGTGGGGTCTATCCGCGTCAGGGAAGAACCCTTGGCCGTATAATTCGTACCCGTCGCTTCTTGAGAAGTGCTATATGCCGTGGTGGCAGCACTCATCGTGGCTGAACTGGTGTACAGCGCCAGATTGAACGTACTGCCGCCTGAGAGTAAAAAATTGTGCTTGGCTTCCATCAATTCTTTCTTGAAGCTCGTACACATTGCTTGCGTGATTGCCATCAGATTCTCCTGATTATCGCGGCCATATCACTATGACCTTGCTGTTCCAAAACATTCCCCACCGTGCAGATATGGGATTCAATCGCCTTGTGCATGTAATCCACCAGCACCGCTTCCACCTGCTTCTTGAACACATGCGCCTGTTGCCTAATCGGCTCGGGAGCCGTGTTGCTGATACTCACAATTTTGTTAGCTGCCATATATGCCCATTCTTCCGGGGTATGCCCACGGTAATGGGTAGTTTCGACCCCCAGATTGCCTACAGACGTGTCTAATTCAGCTTGAAACATCAGTAACTCGCCGGTTCCACAGGGCGTAACCCCGCTTGTTTAACTGGCTTCATATCGTCCTCACGCCCATGAATAGACACCACCACGCCCTCTTCCTGCTCGATGTTTGAGAATTGCGTGATCTTCAGATTACCGTCTTCAGCGTATACGACCGGCGGATTCTCCATCCGATGATAGCCGTACAAGCGTTTCTTTTCTGGAATATTGGTATCCAGTAACGGCGAACTTGGAGCCACGCCAACTTCCATGCCAGTCATCATGCAGCGCGCCAGCCAAAACTCACAGCAGGCTCGTCCCAATTCTCCAAAGTGCATGTTGGTTGTGTAGGTAAAATCTGCGCCAAAAACACTCAACCGCTTAACCTGCTTCCACATCGCAAACGCCAGTGCGTAGGAAATGGTGTTGTTGAAATAGCCACAGCCAAGGTCCGTAACGATCTCTTCCAGCGGGTACAGTTCTATTGCCGGAACCCGCTCGTCCAGTTCGCACGAATACACCGGGCATGTAAGTTTCGGCAGCGTCTTGCGCATCACTTCGGTTTGCCCCCCGGCATCCTCGGTTTCAAAGAACCGCGAAGCCGGGTCCATCATAAACACCCGGTCGGCGTTGACCACCGCACACATCGAGTTCACCGCCCACACCTCGTCGTATTCTTCGCTGTGCGTAATCGACAGGTGATAATCCAACTGGCTATGACCCAAGCCAAGCAACGCCACATGATTGAGTTCTTTAGCCATCAGGCTCGCATCGTCCTCACGGCGCCTCCCCTGTAACTGTCGGTGGTGTTGTAGCCTTCCGCCAATGTCTTCAGTTGCTGCACCGCTTCCTGATACCTGGCTTCGTATATCTGCATCAGTTCGGCCTCGCCTTTCAGGAATATATAAGACTCAACCAGGGAAGCATACAACAGGGCCAACTCGGCGTTATCACCGAGCCAACTGGTGCCGCTGCTGGCCGCCGTGATCGATTCGGGTTTGTAGAAATAATGCAGTTCAACGGTATAGCCGCTACCAGGCGTAGGCCCAAGAATGAACGCATCGTCATCAAAAATACCGTAATATTTCGGCACCCCGGTGGTGGATGACACCGGATAAGCCCCCCGGATAAAGTTCACATCCTTAAAAATCAGGTATTCATAGCCGCTGTTGTCCAGTGCCAGCGAATAAGGCGCGAGAAAATCAGTGGGCGTTGCCAGGTACGCATTGCCAGAAGTCATCGTGCCGCTGGTATTCTTACGAAAATCCGGCAGTTGCGCGGTTTTCAGAATACGGTTCTCGGCCTGGATGATGATCGTGCCAAGATCGTTCACGAACGTCGTTTCGGTCGTTTCAAGATAATCCTGAATGGCCGACTTCAGCGTTGTGTAGGTCCAAGCCATCAGCCTGTACTCACCGTCAACCTGCCAACCTGACCGTGCATGGTCAGCCCCACCGTGCGGCTGCCCATAGCAGTATTACCGCCGCCAATAGGGTTCCAGGCATACAGCCTGCGACTCTCTTCCAAGGTCGATTCGGGCCGTGGATGACGCAACGATTGCGGATCGGACTTGTTGATCTGACCCAACTGAAGCTGCGGCTGATCCTTATCCATCACGTCCTTACCCACACGCATACCCGTGGGACGCCCACCCTCATACTGCTCCACCATGTCATGCAACTTGTAGCGAAACCCGGTGCGGTCGCAATAGCCAAACGCATATTTGCCGTTAGCATAGCTCATGGGAATCGATACCCTCCGGGCGTGACCCGAAACGAAGCCTTCTCCCGATCCGCATCGGCAGCCAAATTCCACTGCTCCTCATACTCCGATTTCAGCAACGGCACTCTTTCCAACGCTTCAGGCCGTTTCAAACTTATCTGGTACGCCAGCCCGGAAACCAGGCAAGGCAGGTACCGCGAAGGCACGTCCATGTTATTGGACGCCGGTGACCCCGAATCCTCGACCCGCTCCATGTAGTAATAGCCCAGCGTGTAGGTTTCGGTGCTGTCCGGCACCGGCCACAGGTTCACCGCAATCCCGGCAGGGTCTTTCTCAAGCCAATACTGCAAAGGCTTGGCCTGGTTCAGTTTATTGGACAAATGCGCATGCGCGCTGATCGAAATCCGCGTCAGAACCTGGTCGAACTGCTTGCTGGTATCCCCTGAATCGGTACGGATATAGGCTTCGATGATGTCCAGAATCTCGCTCGACAACGCATAACGGGCTGTGCCTGCGGTGATTGACGTGGTGCCTTCCTGTATCGTCCACAGGTTCAGTCCACGGTTCTGCCATTCCAGCATCAACAGGTCGATGCTTCTTCTGGCCGTCCGGTAGTCGTAGCCGCTGCGCAGTTCCAGACCGGCGCGTTCAAACGACTCCTCGATCATATCCGCCAGGTCGAGGGTAAAGGCATAAGTGCCGCTGGTTGCCATTAACGCTTCCTGGTTGGTTTCTTCTTGGCTTTAGCTTTTTTAGCTACCTTTTTAACAGCCGGTTTTTTCTTCGCTACGGGCTTCGCTTGTGGCTTGGGTTGTGGCTTGGGTTGTGGCTTGGGTTGTGGCTGCATCTCAGCCAACCGTGCCTGCGCCTCTTTCTTGGTCATCGCATCGAAAACAACCACGTCGTGCCCGCCATCCGCGTTCTTTGTCCCGATCTGGTAGATGGGTTCTCCCATCGTGTCAGGATGCAGCGAAGTCCCGTTTTGAAAAATCTCAAGACCACTCATTGCCCTCTCCTACGAATAGTGCTTCACCATCTTCAGAACAACGGTATAAGCATCCCCGGAACTGTGTCCGACCGTGGTAAACATGATATCGCCCGTGACACCCGTCCCAGCATTGTTGTTCAACCCGCTGAATTCGCTCATATCCAGCGTGTCCGCGTAATCCGCCGGTAAATGCCAAGCCAGCACATCCGTGTCAGCATCCCAAAGCAGCTTGACACTCATGCCTACAGTTGAAAACCGCACCGATTCGATTGCCACGGTGCTACAGGCGCTGCCCGAAACAGGGTCCGAACCCAGCGCCGAGACATCCACTTTCTTAACCGCAGCTTCTCCGGTGCCGTCACTGACGTTGGTGAAACTCATCACCGCATGGCGACCACCGTCCTGAATGGTTTGGCTTGTTACAGCATCAGCCATCTCGTTTCTCCTGTTTAAATAACAGAGTGGAGGGGCGAACCCCCCACCCGGTTAATTCAATCACCGCTTAATTAAACGGTGTTGCTAACGTAGCATCACCATGAAGGAACGCTTCGCAATGCCATACCGCTGCACTGGTTGCCACCAAACGAATAATTCCACCAACCAGCCAGCCTTGCTCTACCTCCCCCAAATCAATGGTGTCGTCATCACTGGCATCAGGAATGAAGGTGTTGTTATCGCCAGCCCCTGCCGGATCAAAGATCGTCGCAAAGCCAGAGAATAAATCGCTGGTATTGTCCGTATTGATCTGACCCGCACCCGTAAAGGTGGTGCCGACGATGAAGGTGTAGTTGATCCCCGCAGCCGCCGTAGGCAGTGTAACCACAATGCCCGCAGCCCTGTTCAGGGTATAAACCGTGCCTGAGTCCGTCGATTCAACGCTCTTGGTCGCAGACGTGATGCTGCTTACATTCGCGTAAGAGGAAACGTAACCCGTGGTGGTGACATTACCGCTGGAGTCGATATCCAGATTGGTGGTAATCGCACCCGTTCCGGCAGTTTTGCTGATTTGCTCAAAACCGCCTTCAGAACGAACCGGGCCGTTAAAGGTCGTATTAGCCATGTCTTTCTCCTGTCGTGGCTAGTGTCAGACACACCATGTGTCTGTCAGGAAAAAAAGAGCGATAACTTACAAGTTATGCCGAGGAGGCACCCCCATGCCCACACTCGACCACATCAAGTAAGCATCGCTCTCCCATATACCGAGTCAGTTATGCCCCCGGTGATCCGTACATCCCAAGTGGATCGGAAACACCGAACGAATAACGCTCACGCGCCTTGTAGCGCACGTTACCCGTATCGAAGTCACCGTCCATTGAGGTCTCCAACGCGGTACGCTCGAAGTGGCGCATACCATTCGGCACGTCGGTCACGACGAACCAGGCATCCGAGTCAGTCAAGAAATGATTGACCGAATACCCTTCAGGTACTGCTCCCATGCTGCGTATAGCGTTGATGTCGTTATCAGCGGTCGCAGGTCTTAAATCTGAATCCAGCAATCGCTTGGATGCAAAATCTAAGGCCGGTGGAACCAATAACCGCTTCGGACGGGCCGCGATAAGAAGTCCACGCTCGTCGGTGACAGCAGCAATCGTGATAATCGCCGCCTCCAACGAGGTTTCATTCAAATCAGCCGCCGTTGCCGGACGGTTATCGTTCGTGCCGCCAGAAACGAGAGGATGGCCGCCGCCACCGGTTACACCGTCACCGGACGCGGTGAAGAAGTTAACTCCGTCACCTGTCTGATAACTATTCGTGAAACCGTTGTTAAGCGGATTGACAGCCTTAACCTGCTTCGTGTACGACATAGCCCGAGCGAGTGCCTTGGTATAGCGGGCACTGAGGCTGTCATAGAGGTTGTCCTCCATAGCTTCCTCGGTGATCGCAAATCCCATCGCAATCGTTTCGTGGTTATACCGTGCCGTGAAGGCTTCCTGCGCTGAATCGTAAGTGATCCCAGCACCTTCGTCCTTCACCGGAGCAGCGTCAAACCCACTCAACTTCACCTCTTCCTCAAAAGA